CTATACTTCTCAACCCATTCTTCAATCAAGGCTCTAATCTTCATTGGGTTAGGTTCTGTCATATTGACTGCATCTAAAACATATATCTTGCTATCAGCACGGTTAAACGACAGGATAACTGCTCCTGTGTTTCCAGTCATCGCTGGGTCGAGACCCATAACTGTGTATGCAGATTCAACATGCTTTGGGTGTCCAGGGACCCCAGGTTTGAGAGGCCCTCTCTTTCGCATGCCATTAACGGAACCCGCGATGGCTGCTGGGGCAAAGATTGAATCTTCTTGAACGTCTTCCTGTTGGTAGACCATAGCCCAGACCGACGGAGCAACTTCAGACCTTCTTGTAAAGAGTGAGGGTCCATCCCATTTGGTGTATAGACCATTCTCGTCTGGCTCATCTATGTCTCCTTCTGGCCGATCTGTCTTTGGCCACAAGGCTTTCCAGTTTTCAGGCTTCTCATCAAATTCTAATACTGCTGGTTGAGCGAAGTATGTAAAGGGGCTCTTGCCACCTGTCCATTGTGACCCATCTCGGATCATCTTATAAAGGTCAATAGGTGCGACACGTGTTCCTACAATAAGCAGTTTTCCGTGCCGCCCTAAGCGCGTGATAACTTCCTTTTGAAGCCATTCGATTTGCTTCTCCCACTCATGGGCATTTGAGTTCATCACAACGTCATCTAGGATAATCAAATCGGCGCGTGCGCCATAGATTTGAGATCCGAACCCGAGAGCCTGAACCGTTGGGTCCTTCTCGCCAGAGTCGCGTCCTGTGCCTAGATAAATCATGTCTGCTGACCATTGAGTTGCATCTTGCTTGTAACCACCACTAGGGCCGAAGGCCACTTGTAGTTTAGTAAATGATGGGTGGCTAAGTCTTGTCTTAATCGCACCTAGAAACTTGCGGGCCATACCCTGGGTCTTAGAGACGATGATGACTCGGGCATTGGGATTAGTTATGATTTTGTAGGTCACATAGTTGGTTGTAACTACTGTGGACTTGGCATGCTCTGGGGGTACGTTGATAAGGACACGGTTTAGGGCGCCTTGCTCAAAAGTCATAGATGGGTGAATCCATCTTGGTACTTTGCCGTCTATCAGATCTAGCCAGTCAAGATGATGATCGAAAAGTTTAGTGTCTAGGAACTGCTCACAGAAATCGGGGTAGGATATGTCTTTAAGTTCGGCTAGGTCTTGTTGAATTCCCTTGCCTGCAAGGCGGGCTTTCTCAGCCTGCTCTTTGAACTCGGGGTCTTGGAAGCACCATTGTCGGTAGGATGACTCTGTTCGCCCTACATTCTCCATAGCCAGTTTGATGGATGAGCCCTGCTCAAGGAGGGCGAGAACCTTCTTTTGGGAGTCTTCTTTGGATAGGTTCTTGCTTGCCAATGTGTGCCCCTAATAACGAATATAACGGTTCCTGTTAACGGGCATAGATATCCCATTATATATATTATTATATATAATTATATATTATATAGGAGACTGTGTAGCCTTAGCGGAGCAGGCTCCGTATATGTATTTCTATACATATAAGATAACCTGTTCAAAACTAAGAAACGAACGCTTTATTTAAATATATTTTAGAAATCGGGTAAATAAGGGTTATTATTATACATAAGGGGGGCTATATGTCTATATAACAGAAAGTTTTTGGGTGAGACATAAATAATACTTGGGGGCCCCATTTAATAACCCTACCGCCAAATGATCCCATGAAAGAGATCATCCATCCATCCACCTATCTATTCATCCATCCCTATTTAATCCATCCCAACCTTGCCGGTCGAGAGGGTAATTGGTTTAGGTTTTAATAATTCCAAAGTGCTATTCGGCACGCGACTATCCCCCCGACCCTATTCGCCCCGCATTAAGTCTGAAATTAAAATTAAAGTTTCCCAGGAATTGTCGACAAATCGACATGGTGTATGAAATTCATACGGCGAAAATAAATCCCGCGCCTACTTGTAATTGGTGGCAAAAGAGAGGACACTGGTCTTAGTGGGTTAAACCGACCCACATTAAAACCTAGTGAATGGAATATGAAATGACCGCAAAGGTAATCGCACCAAAGGCACCAAAGATCAAAGTCGCAAAGATAAAGTCTGCCCCCGCAGTAATCGAAGCGGATCAAGAAATCGTCGATCTTTACTCTGGTCTAATAAATCAACAAGGAGAAATCCAATTCATTATCGAACTGGCGCATCGTTTGGCTAGTGGCTCGACATCCGTTCGGATCATTCAGGCATCCATTGACCTAGCGTCAGAAATGGGCACTGCTCCTACGATCAAGAAGGGACACGCACACTATATTCTGACCGCGTCCAAAATTCTCGACACGCAAGACGGTGCCGATATGTGGCCTGTAGCGAAGTTGCTTAAACTTGCGACCCGACTTCAGCGCCATGCGGGAGTTGAGAATATCGAAACCGCGTTACAAGTAACGGACAACATCTCCGAACTTAATGAAGCAGTGCCGGTAATCAACACTAGGAAGCGTGGAACCAAAGGTGGCAAAGTTCACGAAGTCGCAACCGCACCAAAGTTGAGAACGGTGGATGAAGTCCTAGCGGTAACTCTCGCGGGTCTGCTCTCGATCTCGAAAAATCCCCGCGACTTAAAGTCTGTCGATCTAAAGACGCTGAAGGCCGTTGCCGATATAGTGAAAGTAATCGCGGACAATTCCACACCTAAGAAATAATCTCCGCAAGAATAGCCCCCGAGAAATCGGGGGTTATTTTTTTGCCCAAAAATTCCGCCGCATTACCCGCGCCGTATGAAATTCATACGCGCCGGACGCGCCAAAAGTTTGTGTTGCCACTCCTTCACTACGCAATCGGACGCCACAGCCACGCGCAATAGTTCAAAAGATAATACGGCTAGAAGGTCGAACTGGCTTGCTTTAGGTATTTAATTCGAGTAAGATAGGCTTATCACAATCGAACACTGTCCGAAAGTGATAGTGTATGAAATTCATACACTCTTAGCGAAAGGTTAAGTTATGACTAACGCACAACTTCTCGCTCGTATAGAAGCGATAACCCAAGAGTACAAGCAAGCCCAACACTTGGAAGTTCTTGCCAATATCGAAGCGGAAAAGAAAATGAAAGAAGCCATCCGTAAGGCTGGCGTAGAAGCAATCGAGAAGGCGAGGACTTTCGCATGAGCGATAGCGATTATACTTTCAGCGATGAAGAGTTATTAGCAATAGCCCATGAAATCTTCACTGATGAAGAATTAGCGGAGATTTTAGATGAAGAGGATTTACTAGGGGTAGATATATCCCTAGATGAACTCTATGATGAATTAGATGAGGATGACGAAGCATACTCAGATTGGGCTGAGTAATTCCGTCAGGTAGCCCGCGCTGGTGCGTGGTTCGTAGGTTCAATTCCTACGGCGGGCACTGTGTATGAAATTCATACACTAGCAACGAAAGGAGATACCATGAAGCCTAGTTGTAGTAATTGCTGGGTATTCCTCACACATGAGGAAATCACAGAAGCAATTTACTCCGCAGTAGTAATAGCCGGATATAAAGGTAGTCCAGCACTTGGTACTTGTAATAAATGTATGGACATTAACTACGCAATAGATAACGCCTTAGATCAAGGCCCATCTCACCCTAAATATGATTGGACAGAATAATGAATATAGAATTTGGCTTTAGCGCATCAAGATATCTATTACACTTAACCATAAGCGTAGGTAGATACACCTTGTGGCTTAATATAGTTGCCACTAACTGGCGATCTATTAGTTACCAAAAGGATTTTAGGGATAGTCATATGGGATGTTTTTCTGTATTCACATTCGCATTAACTAAGTAAGGAGATATCATGATTACACTTGATCTAACTGATCGGCAGGTTATGGTTATACGCCAAGCCTTACGCCTTCAAGAGGAGGCACACAAGCGCAATGGTTTCATTACCCTAGAAGCGGAAGCCTCTAGTCTAAGATCGCATATTGCTGACGCGGTAATTGACAATGCTAAAGCGGTAGTGTAATATAGTTCCTGTAATCAAGTAGTACCTACTGTATGAAACTCATACAGTATCTATCAGAAAGGAAGCGATATGGAAACTGACGAAATCCTTAAATGCGTAAATTGCGCTAAGGATGTAAGCCTAGAACATGAAATGACTAGCAACGGCGATCCTGTATGCCACGATTGTGTGCATGTATGTGAGCGTTGCGATACGATAGGTTCAGAAGGTTGGGACTTTCGTAAAGTAGATGACGCAATATGGTGCGAGCCATGTGCTGAGAGTTACTCTAACTACTGTGAAAGTTGTGAGGTGAACCACACTGGCGACAACTACTATGCTGAGGATCGTAGCGGTACATGGTGTGAGGATTGCTGGTCTGATACTCTCACTTACTGTGATGGTTGTAGTTGCTATTACTACAATCCTTGTGATTGTTATGATGAGAATATTGATATTCATGACTACTCATACACGCCTGATCTAGAGTTCCACTCTAATAATGATAACCCAACTAGCCCAGCAGATCATCTATACTTTGGTATAGAGATCGAAGTCGAAGCCCCTAAAGGGGATTGGGGTGTTCGCAAACAAGCAGCCGCATTTGCTACTGCTAACTTAGAAAGTTACGACCTAGCATACCTTAAGTCTGACGGCTCACTCGAGTGCGGATTTGAAATCGTTACTCACCCAATGACCCACGACTATTTCAAGAACTCTGCCGATAAGTATTGGGAAGTTCTTGAGCACCTGCGTAGCCATTACCGCATGCGGTCTTGGTCTGCTGGTACTACTGGCCTTCATATCCATATATCTAGGGCAGGATTTAACAATGGTGCTCACTCACACCGTTTCTTACAATTAGTCTACAACAATGAGGAATTCTATTCTAAGATCGCTGGCCGTACTTCAGGCCGTTGGGCTAAGTTCGATGATGTCCAGCAATGGGATAACATCAAAGAGAAGTCTGTTAAATCATTCAAGCGTAAGTTAGCCCCTTATCGGGCCAATACTTCTGATCGGTACTCTGCCGTCAATACTCTCAATCGCAATACATTTGAGATGAGAATATTCAGGAGTACCTTAAATGGAAATACGGTTAAGTCTGCGCTTGACTTGGCGCATGCCAGTGTCGAGTACACGCGCAGTCTTACTGTGAACCAAGTAGTCAATGGTGCGCTAGAGCGTATGAATTTCATACAGTTCATATACAACAACAGCGATACCTACTCGCACTTAATATCCCGCATGGACAGATTGTTCATCGGAGCCAACAACCAAGATACAGAATAGGAGATATACTATGTGCTTACTCGCAGTATGTGAGCCGAACTCTACACCCAAGCGTAAAGAACTTGAGTGTGCTTCATGTAATAACCCGCACGGATTTGGGTATGCTATCGTAGCAGATGGCGAGATCATTACTGGTCGCGGTATGTCTGCTAAGAAAATCGTATCCGAGTTCCTATCCCTTCGTAAGCAATACCCTAGTGGGTACGCTATGTTCCATGCTAGATACGCTACGCATGGAGTTAAGAATGAGGATAACTGCCATCCGTTTAAGGTAGGAGGGTCAACACAAACCTATCTAGCGCACAATGGTATTCTCGATGTCGAGATCCACGCAACGGATAAGCGTAGCGATACGCGTGTATTCGCTGAGGATGTGTTACCTGCTATGGGTGGCGTGGCCTCACTAGATAATGACAATGTATGGAAGATCCTTAGCAAGTGGGCCACTGGTAGCAAGATCGCTGTACTTACCTTAGACCCGAGTGCTAAAGATGTCTGCTATATCATCAACGAATCGTCTGGCCACTGGGATAATAATGGCATATGGTGGAGTAACTCTACCTACAAAGAGGATAGTTGGTCGCGCTATATCGGTATGCCTAGCGCGGTGAACGATGATAGTGTATCTGTAATGGACGGCGAAACAGAATGTCCAGGCTGTGGTGCGTTCCTCTTAGAGGATGGTAATCCGTACTATTGCGAACACTGTATGACCTGCTATGATTGCTTCGGGATCTATGAGCAAGATTGTATGTGCTATATGCCCGAGCGAGATGAGCACGCTCTCAAGGTCAGAGATGCTGGCAAGTATCAGGGCTACTTTGACTTCGACAAGGAATACCTACAATCCTATGAACACCACAACTACTACAAGTAAGGAGATGATATGTCGTTCAAAGAAAATATAGAATGGGACGAGCAGGGCGTCTATCTTAATTGGAATGCGATAACCGAACTGCGCGTAATGCTTAGAGATTATCTCCAAGCAGTAGGAGTACACAGCGATGTGTATGAAATTCATACAGAGAATAATGTAAGGGAAGTACTCAAAGGGTTAGGAGATCGGAGTGTCTAGTGAAGTAACTATAAAAGAAGTAATGTCCAAGTATGATGTTCTGCTTAAGTTCACAGACTATCTAAGTTGGACTAAGACCATACGCTTCATAGATCGAGAAAGAAAATCTTACAGTGGCACTCTTCATTGGGATGCCAGTGCTGGATATAAGTTAACATTTCCTGCTGATGTGCCTAAAGATCTGTTAGAAATGGCAATGCGGCCCGAGTTCGAATATGTACTAGATTGTATTACGGAAGGGGATACTAGTGACTGAGGAAACCTGTGGTATGTGCGATGAAATCCATGATGAAGGAGAATGCGGGGTGGATAATCCTGATCCCGATTACTTGTACGATCTAATGAATGAGGTTGATTGATTGTCATTTATTAAACTATCGGTGGGCTTATTCTGTTTAGGAACACTAGGCGGGGCTAGCCCACCAACTTTACTACTACTACTACTAATAATATATATATGGGGGGTGTTAATATGACGCGTGAAAGAGATGAGTTCATAAGCGGTAAACGCAGAACGGAGGCATACATTGTTGGCGATTGTTCAGGGCATGAGAACCCTGACCTATGGTTTCCTGAAGGCATGGGGCCAGGCGGTAAGACGGATGAACAAATAAAGGAAAGAGCGAGAGAAGTCAATACGGCGCTGGCCATATGTAACTCCTGCTCAAAGAAAGATGAATGCTTGGCCGAAGGCATGCGACCCGAGAATATCGTACATGGTATATGGGGTGGCATGCTTGCTGGTGAGCGAATACTAAACGCTGGAATAAACTATGGGGACTACAGCCAGTGGAACCCTCATACTTTAGCATTAGATTTTCATAGACGAGTATCACCATACCTAAGGAGTACTGTATGAAATTCATACGCCCCGCAACGCTTACTGCTATAATTCTATTCATCATCGTAGGAGTAAATAAGATCGGTGATAGTGGAATTGAACATACAAGAGTGTGGACTATTGAGGATAGCAAGGCTTATGCTAGAGATAAGATAGAGGTATACGCAGATAAACAATGGCAGTGTTTAGATAAACTATGGACTGCTGAAAGTCATTGGAGAGAGAAGGCATACAATCATGTAAAAGTTATGGGCAAAAATGCTGGTGGCATACCACAGATACTTGATATGTCCACTAAGTTAAAACCTACATCTCAAATAGATAGAGGCTTATCTTATATTGAGTTCAGATATATCACGCCCTGTCGGGCATGGGAACATCACTTAAAGAAGGGTTGGTACTGATGAGAAATGTTTATAGAGTTGGCGGTATCAACTCTGATACGCTTAAGCAAACCGCTATGGACTTGCGTGGTAAGCCAATCACAGTATGTATATGCGGTTCTGAGGTATGGAACTTACAAGTTAAATGGGATGATGATGGGACTATAGGGATGTACTTCATGAACATGTGGTGTCCATTGTGTGATACCGTAGCAACCGCACCAATACCAAAGGACGCTCAAGATGCCGAACTATGAATATAAATGTAGTGACTGCGGTACTTCGGAAGAGCACTACAGAACCGTAGAAAGTAGAGACAAGTTTCCTAATTGTCAATACTGTAAAAAAGAAATGACACGCGTATGGCAAGCCAACCCAGTTAAGTTCAATGGCACTGGGTTCTACTCAACGGGAGGATAATGATAGGCGAAAGTATAGAAGATGATGCGTTAAGAAATAAATTAATAGCAGAAATAAATGAGTCGCTTGATAAGATCAGTAAAAACTTAGATGAACTAAAAGAATAAGTGTATGAAATTCATACAGGGGCTGGCCAGCATAACGCTGGCTGGCCCTTTTTGGTTTGTGTTGGATTTTATTCTAACTCTACTATGGT